TTGGAGAGCTTTGTGGTATCGCCGCCGATCTCAACGGTGATGCCCTGGATTCTGGATGCCATTTGCGTAACCACCTCCTCGCAGGCATGAAAAAAGCCCATCTGCACGAAGCAGACAGGCTAAAGGAAAAAATGCTATTAGCTGTGTATCAAAGTCATCCTTTCAGCATACAATATATTTATCAGCAAATTTATCGACTAACCGGTTGATATTTTTGCAAACGTGTGCTATAATGCAATCAAAGAAAGGAGTTGACGATTATGGCTTCTGTTATGAGTGCTATTACCAACACTGTTCCAATCACCCAATTCAACCGTGGTCTTGCCGGAAAAATATTTGAAGATGTCAAGCAGTGCGGTGCCAAGGTTGTTATGAAAAACAATGCTGCCGAATGCGTTCTCATCTCCCCGGACGAATATGTCCGTTTAATGGATGAATTAAATGATGCTCGTCTGCTGGCTGTTGCTTCTGAACGTATGGCACACTTTGATCCCACCTCTTTGATTTCTGAGGAAGAAATGAACCGCCGTCTCGGTGTTACAGAAGACGATCTCGCCGGTTTTGACGAGGTAGAAATCGAATGAGCTGGAAAGTTGAATACCTCCCTGAAGCAGAAAAAGACCTCAAAGGTTTAGATGGTAGCCAGCGCAATCTTGTTCTGAAAGCCATCAAAAAAGTTCAGCAAAATCCACTGCCTGTTGATGAACAGGGCTACGGCAAACCGCTCGGCAATCACAACAGCACTAACCTTGCAGGACTTCTGAAAATCAAACTCCGCTCTGCGGGTCTGCGCATTGTCTATCAGCTTCGACGTACTGAGACATCTATGATGATTATTGTCATTGGAGTCCGTGCTGATGAAGAAGTGTACGAACTTGCCCAGAAGAGAGTTCTGAAGCACGAAAAGTCCGATTGACTTTTTCTGCCTAATCGACTATACTTTGATGATGATCAGGTTTCGGTAACCTTGCGAGGTCCGAGACCGGGAAGATGACCTTCGGGCCACCTTCTTTCTCCCCCAGTTGTGCACGGCTGGGGGATTTTTTATACCCATTGCCAGACGATTGTGCTTATTTCATTCACAATATAAGCACGGTCGTCTGTTTTTCAAAATCTATCGCTAAAAGACATCCATATCATGTTGAGATGCCAGCTCTTTGTAAGGATAGTCGTCATTCTGCCGCTCTGTGAACATATCATTGACCAACCCGATTGTCAGCAGGTCGAGGTCGGCGATGCTGATACCGAGCTGTACACAACGCAGCAGAAAGAGCGGGGTGGTCATTTCCCGCTCACTCTTTCGAGGTTTTTTCTGGATTCCACCTCCGTCTGCACGTTCAGACCCCACAGTTCGATCAGCTGGGGCAGGATCTGATAAATGGAGAAGGTGTTGAACTGGTCCAGGAACTCCTCCGGGCTGTCCGGCACATTGGCCGGGTCTGCATGACGGGCCATCAGCCATGCCAGGTCCTCAAACATCTCCAGACTGAACAGGTCGAGGTTGGAATTGTCCTCGTCGTTCTCTCCTACGCTCTTTTCCAGCTGGCGCAGGTCTTTGTAAATGTCACGGCCAAACTTGATGCGGTACAGGCGGGGTACAGCGGCACTTGCCTTAAAGGTGACTTCCTTGCCATCGATCTCGATTTTCTTCGTAACTGCCATAATCGTAATCCTCCATAAATTTCATGTAAAATTGGCAGAGCCGAAGCCCTGCCATATATCGTGTTTCTTACTCTGCCGAGTCAATGCTGACCAGTGCATTACCGCCGCTCACAGTGGGCAGCTTGCCATCCCACTTCTGAACCTTCTGGTAATCGATCAGCGTATCGGACAGGCTTTCTGCCAGTTTGCGGTTTGCCTCTGCCTGTGCGTCTGCGGCAATGGAAGTTTTCTGTGCTTCCGCCTCTGCATTGGTGATCGCCACCTGCTTATCCGCTTCTGCCTTGGCAATGGCAGCTTCATACTCCCCATCCACATCTGTCAGGATGCCATACCATTCAGAGCGGAAGAAACCCTCCAGCTTGCTGACCCTGTACTGTGCTTCATGACTTCCCGGATGCCGCTTCCTTTTACGAAGCGCGACCCGATAGTCCTTTGCTGCCAGAACAACGATTGCATTTGCCAGATTCTCATACGGTTCATACTCATTTGCCATCTTTTCATCCTCCAAGGTTTGCTTTTACTGCATCGATCAGCTCCTCCTGCGTTGCATCTTTCCCTTTCAGCACCCGGAGAATCCTCTCGTCTATAGTGCCAGATGTGATGATATGATTTATAACCACCGTCTGAGAATTTTGTCCCTGTCGCCACAATCTTCCGTTGGTCTGCTGGTACAGCTCTAAACTCCACGTGATTCCAAACCAGATGATGCAGTTTCCACCGCTTTGGAGGTTCAGACCATGGCCGGCAGAAGCCGGGTGGATCAGTCCGACCGGAAGCTGACCCGCATTCCACCGTTGGATACTTTCTCCGCTGTCGATTTTGTCGTACTCGATCTTCTTCCCGTCCAGCCTTTTCCGTATCCGTTCCAAATCGTGCTGATACCAGTACGCCACCAGAACAGGCTTTCCGTTTGCTGCTTCGATCAGGTCTTCCAGCGCATCCAGCTTTTTCTCATGGAACGGCAGCACCTTTTTGTCATCGGTGTAGATTGCACCATTCGCCAGCTGAGAGAGCTTTCCACAGAGCGCCGCAGCATTCGCGGCAGTCACTTCATTCTCCTCTCCCATGTTCAGCACCAATTCTTTTCTCAGTTCATCGTACTTTTTCTTTTCCTTTCCATCCATCGTGACCATGCACTCCGTCATGATCTTCTCCGGCATCTGTAAGTAATCCGTAGACTTCATGGAAATGGTCATGTCCGAAATCTTTTTATAGATTTCCTCCTCAGCAAAAGGGAGCGGCTTGTAGGAGTAGACCACTGCTCCGTTCATCTTGTCCGGCTTAAAGTAGTCTGTTCTGTATCTGGTAATGAATCTTCCCAGCCGCTTTCCCTTATCCAGCAGCTTATACTCAGCAAAGAGATCCATTAAGCCGTTGGATACAGGTGTTCCTGTCAGACCTACTGTTCTTTTTATTTTCCTCACTTTTCTCTTTATAAAACAGCAACAAGCCCACGGCAGACCACTTATCGCAATCTACCGTAGGCTTGTGTTATCCTTCTATTTTATTTGCTGCTCCTTTTTGTGGGTCAAAACAGAGCTTCCAAAAGCCTCCTACATATAACCCCCAGGATTTCCCGCTTCTTGCAGTTTTTCAACAAATAAAACATTTGAAGGACAACCCAAGCCGTCAAAACCCTTTAGTTATCGTAGTTTTTCTTGGTTGACCCTATTATATCTCTAGCCCCAGTGCCCGCAACGGCGATTTTGTAATTCTTCATGTTATTTACTCCTCCGGCCCTCATCGGGCATATCCTCTAATTTCTATGTACACATCCATATGGATGGCATTTCTCTCTAATTTCCACTGTGTGATAACCACACTCGACTAAGTGTTTTCTTATGCTGTCGTATCCAATTACCCCAGAAATCAATGCTTTTCTCGATATTTCGTCTATTTTCCTACATATCTTTATCCAGACAGGTTCACTCAACAAAATCAGTTGCATCTTCTTCCGCATTTCTCCGGCGCATATTCATACGCCACACTCTCCGCCCTCTACATCAATGTGTTAATCTGTTGAGTAAACCCGTTTTTTCGCTTCTATTTTGCCAGATTTTCCCATTCTATCTTTTTGTAACAATCATACAAACAAGATCTTCATTCTTATTGCAACCTGCACAATGATTTATTCATTTTTTATGATGTCTACACGACAGAATATTAGTAATTTCCGTCCGTTACTCAACGCCACGCAGATAAATGCAGTTATCAGTATTAACAACCTACTGCACAAAACATGATTTTCAGAGTAAAATGTGGCGTATATTTATGCAAAAGTGCTTATATTTGTATGTATATTCAACTCCACCATAGACCATCAGACCTCAACTGATTTTGTTGAGTAGACATTTGTTTTGTGCTTTTGTTGCGTATAAATAGTTAAATCGTGCAGTTTTATTTACATTTCGCTTCAACTGGGGTGGTCATTTTCTGAATCGAGTGATTATTCAGGGATTATGACCGTTCAAAGCTTCTCTTGAAAGAATGAAGTTTGCATAAAAATAAGGCCTACCGACAAGCGTCGATAGACCTTAGACATGAAAAAATCATTTATTTTGAATTATTGCTCACAACTGATTATAATCACCTATTTCAATCTTGTAAGTGATTATAATCAGTTTTTCATTTTACTTTTCTACAAGCTACATTTTCTTGGCAATGCTAAATTACATCCAGAGTGGCACTTAACGGTTCTCCTTTCCAGCCTGCCCCTTAGTCCGCTCAGCTACAATTGTTGTTTTGTGACATAAGACTCAAAGTAGAGCAGCTATGGGGCTTATAGCCTCGGCCTTTCTTTATCTGTTGCTATAGAGTTCCTGATGCTGCAGATTCCTTTAGTGAGATTGGATTCACTCTTTCATTTACCTCAAGCGAAATAACAACGGCATTTTTCTCTATATCATACCGCCCACTAAATTGATAGTCTTTTCCCGTAACAAGACCATTAGCATCCAAAAGTGACCGAACAAACCCCATTCCGTTGATTCTCATTTTGCATTGTCCATCAGTCAACAGCTTATCCGGAACCCGAAATGACATAGGGTGAACCGCAGCACACGGCGTAATCACTATGGATTTTCGATCTTTTCTCTGCAAAACGCAAATATAATCCGGGCTTCCAAGAATACGAATGATGTCCTTTCCAATATGTACTCTCCGACTTTCCGCTGGAATCGTCACCAATAAATTCATGATTCGTCCTGAATTCATGTCGGAGTTCCTCTCTCGACAGCTGTACTATCTGGTGGCTCCATATTCTCAGACTGTTCCTGCAAAACGGATAAAGAGGTTTCCTTAGAGGCTTCATCGGTCTGGAGTGTTGATTCTTTTGAAAGTTCATCCTTTTCCTGTTCAGGCTCATTCAATGCCACAGCCCCCTGATACCCGATAAAATCCTCAAACATGTTCATCTGATGAGCTGCAACATAATCATTATAAGATTTTCCGATACAATTCTTATAGGCATCCGGGAAGAATTTTATCTGCTTTTTCTTCGTTTCGCCAGTAACAGGGTCTGTATATTGCTGTGGTTTCGGTGTGAACATGATGGCCTCTTCCAAGTCGAATAGCATACAGAGACCTTGATTTGAGTTAGCCACCCGTCCAAGCACTTTATAACGGCATTCTCTATTCCAGCTCATCATTTTATAGATTTTCTCTACAAATTCTAATGATACAATGTCCTTATTCACCCAACTTTCACCCTTTTGTCTGGCCCATTCAACAGAAGCACTGTCTTCTTCCGGGCACATAATCAATGCAAGTCGCTTCTTGTACGGATTCAAAATCGGGACTACATACTTAATTCCTTCAAAAAGTCGGATGCAGGCCATGTTAAATTTCATAACGCCATATTTTATGCTCAATGCGGGTTTATTCAGCATAGAGAACTGTGTACGCGGTGGAAGTTCATAGCCATCGAAATTTTCGTACTCCAGTTCTCTTTTTTGTTCTTTCCGTATCTGCGCCAGTTCACGAATCAGCGTAATTTCCTGTGCACTCAGTTTCTGCTCCCGGCTTTTTTCTTCCATTCTACAAGTTCCTCCTACATAGACATCAAAAGAGCATCCAGTTCACGCTGTACCTCATTTTTGCTCGGAATTGCGCCAATCATGGGATTTTCTACGACCAGTCCATACTCCATTACATCGCTGTTCATAATGCTTTGAATCCACTTGCTCCGATATAATCGACATCCCAGATTCATAGCGGAATCCTCAGCCTTCTTATAATGATTTTTTCCAATCAAAGTCTGAGATTCATCCAGTTCAAAAATCAAGAATTTCGTATTTTGCCGCCCACGAGAGATACCACGACACTGATAGCGACAGTCCTGTTTCCAGTTCATTTCATCTAATATCGCACCCGCAAAAGCTCTAGATGAAAATCTATTGCAGATGTCATTTGCATTTTGCCAATGAATCGCCGTTGAAGAGTCATGACCGCTCTTTCGCAGAATTATGACCTGCAGGATTGGATGATATAGCAGTTCCACATATTCACAATCGTCCAATCTGGTATGACAAGCCTTGCTAAAACGAATTTCATTTTTAGCAATTGTAATAACTGGGCTACTATGGTTGATAAAGCAGGCGCTGGAAGCCGTCAGATATTCAGACTGATACATCGAATCTTGTTTTTTCCCGGCCCTCATATCAGCCATAGCATTTAATTCTACCACTTCTTCTGGCATATAGGCACTCAGACAAAGGCTGCGGATACTTTCATCGTTTATACCACTCCAGTTCGGATGAATGCCTACAAATCCTTTCAATGCTCCCTGTTTAATTACAACGATATCCTGTACCCCACACCTTTTGCTGCTGGATGCCACAAGATGTGCAGCTCGTGCAATCTCCGGTGAAACAATCGCTTCGTGATGTTCTGGGACATAAGCCGAGCATCGGTCGCCATTATTCTTCGTCACCTTCCCCAGCTTATAATCTACCACGATGCTCTTCCGAGCTTCCAAATCACCCCAGCGGCGTTCGTTTTTCATGATGTTGGCTACCATCATGCCGTTCCACTTTTGCCTGCCTCGCAGGGTGCTGCGCTTCTTTTTCGTAAGGATCATTGCAATTTGGTCGTAGTCGTACCCTTGAATAAAGGCCAGAAAAATAAAACGTACTGTCTTTGCTTCTTCCGGCTCGATTACCAGCTGCCCATCCGTTGTATGCCGATATCCCATCAAATCAGCTACCGGATATTGGCCAGTCATAATACGCTGATCATACGAAAGAATCATGCGACGGCTCTTATTACCAGATTCCCAGTCTGCTAAAAGAGCCTGAACATCCAAGCTATACTGGCTGTCAGGATTAAGCGTGTAAATATTTTCAGTTTCAAAGTACACACCAATCGGATGAGCCGGATGCATAGTTTTCAGGGCAGCGATTTGTGTCATGCAATCCGAGAAATTTCGAGCAAAACGCGAAACACTGGCACAAACAACCAAGTCGATTTTTCGCTCTTTTGCATCCTGCATCATGCGCTTAAAAGCATCACGCTTTCTCAGTGATGTACCGGATTTTCCTTCATCACTGTATATATTCTGCAGTGTCCAGTTCTCGGTTTCTGCAATCTTTTTAGTGTAATAGAGAGTTTGATTTTCAATTGAAGAAATCTGCTCTTCGCTGGAAGTACTAACACGGGTATAAACCGCCACACGTTTCAGATTACTGTCATAAATAGATGGCGTGGGTTTTGCCGGACGGAAATAGTCTTTTGCCGTTTTCTGGTAGTGGTCCGTCTGCTTATGAATTCTACCACGAATTTCCGCTTTTCGTCTTTCTGCTTCCGTATGTCGGCTCTGCCAGTCCGTTCCAAGTGGGAGCATCTCAGTTTGTCCTGCAGGAATATACTCTATGGCTTTTTGTCCTTCTACAATCATTTTTCTTCAACCTTTTCCATTTCATTTTCCAATCGTGCTCTCCAAGCAAGATAGTCTGCTTTACGGATTGCTGTGTATTTTTCGGCTAAAACTTTCAGACTCCGCCTCTGATCTTCCACATCCAAAATAGTATCGATTCGCTGATCATTATCGTCCGTAACAATGTCAATCCGCATTGGCAAGTCAAACAGATATTGCAATAAGAAACAAAATTCGCATGTATTGGCTGCAAGGTAGGCTCGTGTCTGCGAAGAAATTAGATTGATTTTCCCCTTTTTGCAGTCACGGAGTAAATGTACCATCTCTGGACGTTTGAAGATTTCTTTATTGCCTGTACTGTCAATGTACACACCGAACAGCTCTTTATCTGTATCATCTTTGAATTTTTCAGCATAGTAGGAACTATGATAGGCTACTACGGCATCTTTAGAGCGTTCCCATAGTTTTGCCAGTTTTACATAGCCGCCGACCTTATATTTGCTGTCCATTTATAGCACCTTCTTCCGGCTGAACACTCCAATACCATCTCCGTTTCTTCTGATAGCAATGAATGCCCATTTCCGTTTTCGCCATCCGTGCAACTCGTTTGCTGATGCCCTCGTTATCCAGACGGCAATAAATTTCATTTGCACTCATATCACCATTTGCAAGAAAATGTTTGATCCAATAGGCCGCCTTCTGCTGCTCAGAGTCAAATTTAGGCTTATCATCTTTCTGCTGAAATTCATAGGTTTGTGGTTTGCATTCCAGCCACTGAAAGCCACTCTCGGCAGAAATGGAAAAGCGAATGTCTTCTGCTGTAGGAGCAAGGCTGTTTTTGATTTGGTGTACGATTCTTATATCGGAGTTTTCCGTATCTCGTTCTACCTGCAGGACGCTCCGCGCAGCTGCCACAACATCAATACTTCCAAGGCTACGGTACAGTCCCTTGGAGCCTTCCTTTTTATTAAGGTGTCCGATTAGAACGATGGCGCAGTCGTAGCCAGTAGCCCACATTCCAAGGCGGCGCATAAGTTTTCGTGCCCTACCTGCGATTTGCAAATCCGAATCGCTACCGAGGTATGCTTGGATCGGGTCAATCACGACCAATCGCGGCCGGAATTCAACAATTGCCTGACGGATACGCTCATCATCCAAGGTAAGACCGTTGTATACTTCCTCATTAATGAAAGCTATCTTCCTGCAATCTGCTCCGCATCGTTCCAGACGGGGTTTTATTGTGTCCGAAGCGTCATCTTCGGAGCACTGATAAATCACCTTTTGTGGTACACCTACTTTACAGCCGTCTGGGGTCTTTCCTCCTGTCGAAAGCTCTGCAATCAGATTCATCATCATAGTGGATTTTCCATCGCCAGGATCTCCCTGCAATAATGTGATTTTCCCAATTGCAATAAACGGATACCATAACCATCGTACATCTGTTGACTGAACTTCGCTGTACAACGTCAGTAACTGTTCCACGTCGTTCTCACCGCCTCATCCTTGCAACTTAACTTCACGCTTTTATTATACGCCTGTCAGATAATTTTTTCTGTGAAGTAACACTTCACATGTGCAAGGAATTGTGATGTAACACTTCACAAAATCGCCTCAGAATACATGACCGCTAGAGGTAGGGCTGTAATCTCTGAGCATTTTCTATCATCAAATGCCCATTGCTTGTATACGCTTCCTGAAAAGCGAATAATTATATTGTCTTATGCGGGCATTTGAAAGGAAGTTTTACTTATGTCCGTCAATTATTCCGCTTTAGGGAAACGTATTGGCTATTTCAGAATGCAGTGCGGTAACATCACCCAAGAAGCCTTAGCTTCTAAAATCAATCGCAGCCGTGAATTTTTGGCTAAAATTGAAAAAGGCACCGAACATCCAAGCATTGCCACGCTAGTCGATATTGCTGATGCCCTTTGCATTTCTGTTGATGATTTGTTGATTGATAGTCTTCACTATTCTGTTTCAACATCTAACTCCGAACTGCATCGTTTACTATTGGATTGCAATGAAACAGAGCAGGCCATAATCACCCGCATGGCAAAAGAGTTAAAGGCTACTCTTGTCAGCCTTGGAATTTAACATTTTTTCGTAGCAAAGGTTAAAATAAAAAGGCTCGCATAAGCTGCAGACGCACCCTCGAATTCTCCTGGGTGCTGTCTGTGGTTTATGCGGCCATAGACAGCAATAAAAAAAGCCCACCAACGAACCATGTAGCAATTACACAGTGCGTTAGTGGGCATGTGGTCAATCTTTCTCGTATTTTTCAATCAGGCATTGATGTTCTTTAGTGTCCTTGTCGTAATTAATTCCTACGAGTAGGATATCTCCAGTATAGCTCAGAATCGAAGACGGATACTTTTTGTCTTTTATCTGTTGCATGGCTGTCGCAGCATTTTTACTCCACTTCAATTCAACGACCATCGCTGGATATGATGAAATATACTCTGGCTTCGGTATGAAAACAAAATCTGCAAAGCCTCGGCCAGTTGGCAGCTCCCGAATCGGTTTGAAATAATACTGCATTGCGCTCAAGTATGCGATTGCCAGTACACTGCTCAACGAATTTTCGTTATGATACTGGATTACCGATACATATTCATTATGGATTTTCTCAATTTGAGCAGCGACTGTTATGCCATCCATGTCCAATGTTGCATCAAGTAGACGTTCTGAATCTCGCTGGAAAGACAGCATCTCATTCCACGCTCCACTTTCGACTGCTGCTGTGAGCTCCTGCCGAATTTCTTCATTGGGTACGAAAGCCGTCTTCAATTTTTGATTAAACCCAAGATATCCCAGATGAATCATATAGGTCAGCACATCGTCCCTACTTTTTATATTAACTGTATCATTTTTGAACGTCGCTGTGTTCACCTTGACCTCTGCACCAGAAAGCATCTCGATGATAGCCGTTTTTAGTCCATCGAAATCCATATTAATCAGTGGCACAATTGCATCATAGGAAGCAGTTTCTGACCAATAGCTTTTGAATTCTCCTCGCAGCATTACACTGACAACCGCTCTAGGATTATAGACTTGATAATCCTTCAGAAGATATCCGTCATACCACCGCTTCACCTCATCGAAATCCTGATGGTACTCCTCCGCCAGTTTCCGCACCTCATCTTCTGTAAAGCCAATATATGGTGCTAGTCTGCTTGCACTCAGCATTGTAAATTCATCAAAATTATTCAGTGCCGACTGAGTTTTTTCCTTCTTTATGGGAAGGATGCCTGTCAGATAAGCCAGTTGAATATACTTTGTTGGCTCTGTTCCTTTGAACATTCCTCTGAGGAAATTGATGTAATCTTCCTGTGCCTTCGTATTAGCAGCCTCGTCACGAATAAGAACATCCCATTCATCAATAATGACGATGAACTTTTTTCCTGTTAGGGCATTGATTTGTGATAAAGCCTCTGGCAGCGACTTTGTTTCCTCTGGAAGCGTATCTGGATAGTACTCCTTAAGCTCTGCAATTGTCCTCTCAGAAATGTAAGGAACTACCTGTTCCGCTCCCCCCGCTGGTTCCATACACCATTGAATATCAAGATGAATTACGTCATATTGATTTAAGTGCTTCTTAAAATCCGCGCTCTTGCTGATTTCCAAATCTGCGAACATCGCTTCTGAGTCGCAGCCTCTACTATAGTAAGCTGTGAGCATATTCGCTGTAATAGACTTACCGAATCTTCTCGGACGGCTGTTGCAAATATAACCTTGCAGTGTATTTAAAACTCTATTTGTGTATTTAATGAGTCCGCTTTTGTCCACATAGATTTCAGAATTCAAAGCGACTTGGAACGCAGAATTGTCTGGATTCACAAACATTCCCATATCGTATCCCGTTCCTTTCCGTGACTGTTTGATACAAATCACCTATTGTACTTTGATTTTACCATTTAGAAGGACAAATAGCAAGTTGATATTCCCTCGCAGCACCACTCTTTTCAGTCTTTTCTCAAGAGGATATACACATCTTCGACAAAACTCATGAATTCCACACTGGCTCTCTCGACCATGTGCTTTCCATTTATACCTTTCAACTCTTCCATGACCTTTTCTGCCGCAACACCTCTCCGCTCTCCCACTTCTTGCATCGTACTCACCACCGCCTCATCGATGAAAGAAGCGTACTTTGCACCATCGATATGGCTTCGTACTGGCACAAGTTCGCCACTTTCAATGCGGAGCACGTTCGGCATATAGATTCGTTCAATCCTTGCCAGTGCTTCATCAGCTTCCATTTTACAAAGATACAGCTGCATGGCACTTACAGCCGCAACCTCCGATGCACAAACTCCATAGTTCTCCGATACGAGCTTTGAGATGTTATTCATTTTGCTTTCTCCTATGTGTATTACTTGCTACCCACAACATATAACAAAATTCTGCACATAGCAATCCCTGAAAAAAAAAATACCTATAAACGAAAAAAGGCCCCGCCAGACTATTTTGTCCAGCGGGGTCGTGATTGTTCACATTTTGCTTCTAGTCGAATCATCTTTTTTCTTACACAGCATCTTTACGCTCACGCTTTGCAGCCATCGTCAGGTATCGGCGGTACTGAATGCTGAATCCATAAACCTTATACGGAGCATCCACATACTCAACCGTGCCATCCATATTGCACCGCTTGAAACCTCGGAAGCTGTTCAGCGTCCGGCGGTTTCCAACCGTAGTAAGGGTCACACCGAAGGTCGTCTTGAACTCGACCACATCTCCTTTGACCGTTCCCTTTTCAATGAAAGCACAGTAGATGCCCTTTTCAAAATGAAGCAGGTCGGGAGCCTCGGCAATCAGCTCCGGTGTAAGTTTCAGGCTACGCTTACGAGTACTCGTAGGGTTGCCATCTTCATCCCTATACGCACTACTCTGAACATTCAGCCCATATACCTTCAGAGGCATACCTGCCGTGTTCTGTTCAGGAAGCTGTTTCAGGCAGTCGATGAAGAAATCGAAGTTCTTCTTCATGTTTCCGAGTTCTCCCTGTTCGTTTTCCAGCATACTGCGCTCTTTTCGCAGGTCATCCATACGCTTCCGAATCTCATTTGCAAGCGTGTTATAGGTTTCGACCACAGAACCTTCCTCGACATCGATGCTGTACATTCTCGTTCCAAGGTCACTGGCTGTCAGTCCATTGCGGATGTCCATTTCAAGGTCACCAATGGAAAGGTCACCGTTTGCAATGGCTTCTTTTAAATTCTCGTTCTGCTCCATCGCCGCCTCACGCATTGCAACCACCTGTTTACCGATGATTTCATTCAGTTTGACTTCCAATTCTTTCACCTGATCGTCCAGAGCTTCGATACGCTGAGCAGAAACTGCACTGTTTTTCACTTTCCGGTAAAATTTGTCGTAGGCAGCCTTAAACATCCGGACGATATCCGAACCATCACCTTTTGTCTCGTAGTCATACTTTAGTCGGTAGAGCATTTCCATGAAGCTCTGTTCCAAAGCGACCTCATGGTAGAGTTCGGAAGGACACCGCTCCTCGGCGGCTTCCCGTTCCGCATCTGTCATCCGCCCCAGTTTGCTGCGGCAGTATTTCTTCTGGTCAAGAGTTCCAGTCTTGGGTTCTTCCCCTTCCCGTACTCCGGCTTTCCTCTTACAACGCCAGACCGGGAATGCAAAAGTGTACTTCTCCAGATATTCACCGCCGTCCTCACCTGTTGCCTGCAAACTCCGCTCATCCGTATAGCCAGATGCCACGTTCGTGTAGGTGAGGCGGAAGAATCCGGCACCGCACTCTTCTCCATCCGGCAAATGCGTTCCACAGACAAGGTTTACAAAGGGACGTTTCACAATGGTCTTCTTCTCTTTGGTCTTGATGTCTCCCCGGTTGGGTTTGTTGTACATCATGGCCTGTACTTTATCCCAAGTCAGACGGTCGATGATTGCGACATGATGGTTTTCGATATAGTAGCGAGGTGCTTCACCACTGTTCTTTGAAGACCGATGGGTTAGGAAGTCTTTTGTGATGGTCTTCTGCATCTCAATGTCGCCCACATACTTCTCATTCCGAAGAATGATCATAAAGGAACCAGCTGCCCATTTCTTTCCGTTTACTGTCGGCCGCCCCATCTCATTCAATTCTGCCGCGATTTTAGTGGCGGACAGTCCCAGCAGATACCGCTCAAAGATGTAGCGGACGGTGGCCGCCTGATCGGAGTTGATGATCCATTCACCATCCGGACCCATATCGTAGCCAATCATGCGCTTCAGATTGATCTGCGGACTGCCGCGCTGGAACTTGCGCTGGAGTGCCCAGCGGATGTTGTCCGAAATGGAGCGGCTTTCGTCTTGCGCCAGAGCCGAAAGAATGGTCAAAATCAATTCACCAGTTGCATCCAGCGTATCGATATTCTCTTTTTCAAAGAAAACGCCCACCGGAGGATTGAGCTGTCGAAGCTCACGGATACAAGTTAGTGTATCAACCGTGTTACGGGCAAAACGGGAAATGGACTTCGATACGATATAATCGATTCTTCCTGCCTTGGCATCATCCATCATGCGGTTGAACTCCACGCGGTGCGCACGGCTCGTGCCGGACAATGCTTCGTCCGCATAGATGCCAGCGAAACGCCAGCCCGGTTTGCTGGTGATGAAACTCGTATAAAAAGCTTTCTGGGTCGTATAGGAAGTCTGCTGACTTTCATCTCCCGTGGAAACACGGCAGTAGGCAGCCACACGGATGTTGTTCTGCATCTTCAACTGACCGCCATTTTGCACAGAGCGTTTGGTTGCCGGAATAATAGAAACATTTGCCATAGTGCTTTCTCCTCTCATTTTATAAACCGTTTCCGGTATGCGTTATCCCGCATGACCTGTCCATCATAGTAGCTGGCGGTATTGCGGAAGTCTTCAATATTGCTGTCCATCTCCACTTTTGTTCGAGTGTCATCGAACCAATGAACACTGTACTTCAGCGGAGAGTAAACCGTGATGGACAGGATGAACGCTTTGCAGTGTTCCCCTGTCAATCCATTCAAGAATGCTACGGTTCCCTCTCGGCCCTTGGGAAGCTGTCTCATCCACTGCACCGCTTCTTCTCTGCGGTCGTAGTCATCTTCCAGCTCATCCCAGTAGTCTTCCAGATAATCGAGCTTGTCCTCCAGCTTCTGGGCTTCGGTCTCATCCTGCTCTATCCGTTTTCTCAACCGCTCGATTTCCTCTTTTCGCTCAGTCAGGGCCGCTTCATCTATCGTTTCATCTCCAAGCAAGTCCCGCCGGGTCTCCATCGCATCTTTCTGGCTTTGAAGAAGGCTCATTCTCTTATGGGCAGCTTCTGCGTCTTTCTGGAGTGCGATGATTTGCTTTTTGTAGAAACAACGGTCACGCTCCATGAAGTCAATCTTCTGCAGGTTTTCAAGCCGTGCCTGCATCTGAATCACAAAGTCATCGGCCTCATGAGTAAGAAAGTCGGTATTCTCTGCGTACCGTCCGCTCATAATGTCTGCCACGCTCACATCATCCCGAATGGGGGCGCTCGACAACTGGAAGCGTTCTATCACGGCCCTGCGGATAACACGGACAATCTGCTCTTCGTAGACACTTTCGGCATGGCAGATGCTCTTTCCATTGTTCTGCTTCGCCGAAGGGCAAAACCATATAGGATTCAGATTTCTATTTCTTACATTGAAAAATCGTCCGCAGCTTCCGCAGATAAGCCGTCCTGAAAAAGCCCACTGTGTTTTTTCCTCTCTCTTGTGCGAATCCGATTTTGCATTGACGATCTTTTGCACCTTTTCAAACAGTTCCCTGCTCACAATCGCTGGATGATGGTCTTTAATGTAGTACTGCTGAACTTCACCTTTGTTTTTCCGCACTTCATGCGACAGATAGTCAGCAGTATAGCTTTTCTGTACCAGAACATCTCCAGTATACCGTTCATTGCGAATCATCCCAGCAATCCGACCGTTTGTCCATCCGGTGTCAAGCTCGCTGTTAAGCTGACCTTTCTTGGATTTGACCTTGCGCAACTTCTGTGCACTGCTCTCCGGAGCAGGAATGTGCTCACGGTTCAATTTCCTTGCGATGTCTGCAAACGAGAACCCTTCTGCGACCTCTTGGAAGATGCGCCGGATAACTACAGCTTCCTCCTTAACGATTTCAACTGCCTTATACTTGTAGCCGCTTTCGCTGGTAATCATCTCACCATTGTAGCGGTATCCATAGATGTCAACATTCCGCACATCTCCACGCTTAAAGCGCATCTTATTGCCAAGGTTGATGTTGCCGGAGATGCTTCGGCTTTCCTCTTGCGCAATAGCCCCCAGTGTAGTAAGGATGAATTCACTGGTCGGGTCTGCTGTATCGAGATTTTCTTTCTCGAATAGAATCGTCACATTGTTTTCTCGAAGCAAATCCAGTGCCATCATAAAATCAGCCGTATTTCGGGCGAATCTCGAAATCGACTTGCAAATCACGCGGTCGATTTTCCCTGCCTTGCAATGCCGAAGCAGTCTGCGGAAGCCGGTACGCTTTTCACTGTTCGTGCCAGAGATACCATAGTCCGAATATACACCGATGGGATTCCACTCAGGGTTGGCTTCAATCAGCTGGTTAAAGTACCGTTCCTGCGTTTCATAGGAGTTTTCCTGGTCAGATGAATCCGTTGAAACACGGATATAAGCGGCAACATTCAGCGTTCCAGTCTTCTGCTTCGTTGCACGGAAGCTCTCAGCAGAGATGAAATCACCCGGTTTTGCTTCATATACCAATTCCTGAGAGGGCTCATCACTCCTCTCAACCGGAATCGTAATGTCCTGCCGTACCACGGCGGCCTTCTTTGTGGTGACTGCTTGGTCGATGAACGCCTGCAATGCGGGGTCAACTTTCTTTTTTTGTTGAGTAGACTTGCCTTTCGTCTGATTTTTCTTGGGTGAAAAAAGAACCGCAGCGGAACCCAGTTCAGGCAGGTTCACAGCTGCGGTCTTGTTAGATGTCTTTGGCTGTACCGACTTTTCTTCAGTCATCTTCTGCAATTTTGCCAAGAAATCAGTTGTTGTACTCATAATTCTACTCTCCTTTCTGCCCTTTATTTCCTTTGGGCAGTCACATATTCCCTCTGTTTCGTGATATTATCAAGTAAATTTGGCGCAGAAAAACGGAGAATAATCTGTCGGATTATTGTCTTTTCTGCACGATATGTACTCCCCGCCCAATAAGGACGGGGACAGACTCAGATACGAGTCACAAGGTCGAGCGAGATCCAGCCTGCACCGGATTTCAGCTTGCCCCAGCCTTTCGTGGAACCAACGCCAGTAGATTCTGCCACAATGGTGAATACACCCTTTCTGGTGTACTGCCCGGTCTTTGCATAGTTCGTGCCCGGACCTTTGCGGATGTTGAGGTCGCTGACGGACACACGGACTGCATACGGAACAGAGGACTTCTGCTCCGGATAGACCGCCTTGCCCGCCGGGTCAAACACACAGTAGCCCGGATTGGCATCCGCACACTGCTTTGCGTTGGCGAGGTCACGGAACGCCCCCTTCTGGGATGCAGCGTTCTGCCAGCTCTTACGCACACGATACCATCCGGAAATCGTAGTGTCGGTGGTGGAATTGAACTTCGTCAGATTCCATTGCTCGATGATGCTGCAAAGGTTTTGTACATAGTCATGACTGGTAGCGTAACCACCATCCTTGATGATTTGTGCGGCCTTCTTGTAATCGGTACAGCCAGCCAGACTCTCATAGCGTTTCTTGCTGCCATTCATCGCACCGAGCAGATACGCCGCATGGTCGGCAATAGAGTCCTCGACACAAGTGTACTTACGGAAATCAGCATTGAACATCACATAGCTTCCTTCTGCATTCTGTTCCTGCGTTTTCTTGGTGTAGACGGACTTGCCATCCCACACAGAGTTCGGCCAGCTGTTCCCGGAAAGGCTGGTCTTCATACCAAAGCAGTTGTTCGCCTTTCGTGCCAGTTCGGAAGAACCGTAGCTGGATTCCAGAATGAACTGCGCCATCGACACACAGGCGAGGATGCCAGTGGTTTTCTGGTTTGCAGTAAACAGCGGACCGATTTTGGCTACCGTCTCCGCTCTAGTAAGATTTTCCAAGTCAGCCGCCTGCAAGCCGGGAGAATCATTCAGGGCAGCTGTAACCTTTTCGGCCAGATCCCCAAGACGAGCATACAGCCAGTCGCCGGGGCAGCTTTTATTTGCATACCAGCGATGGACCGCCAGTATCATCTCATCCGACGCAGGTGCGTAATTGAGAGTTTTATTCTTGTCGCCAAGCCATAAAAGTTTCCGCTTGCCATTGCGCTGGCAAATGTCAGTGCAGAGTTTGATGAGCGAGGCATACACGGCACTGTTCATGGCATACGGCTCGCTCTTATCGCTTGCACACTCAATCGTGATGGCGCGCTGGTCATTGGCATTGCTGGACGAACACCAGCTGCGGTTTTTCTCTTCTACGCAAAGAGAGATTTTCCCGTCTTTGCCAATACCATAGTTACAGCTTGCCTGACGGCTCGTGCTTGCAAAGCATCCGCAGATACTTTCCGCAGAAAGCTGACCGACCACACAATGCGGAGTGATACGGTCAATGCTGTGGGTGCGCTGCCCGGAATGATTCGGACTGAGTTTGGTGTAGGACACCAGAGGGCTATTGGAATAAGCCATTTCACACACTCCTTTATAATAAGGAAAGGCCCGGACCACTCCGAGCCTTTATGGGTTGATTACTTCTTTGTGTTTAGGGAATCAGCAATTTCATACCGACACGGATGGCATTGGAAGTCAGACCGTTCAGGGTACGGATATCCGCACAGCGACTTCCATCTCCCAGTTCCTCCTTGGCAATCTTCCAGAGGTTGTCACCGGGCTGGACGGTATAGGTCTTGCTGGCCGTGAATGCGTAGGTGTCTGCACTGTTCAGGACATATGCCACGCCATCTTCTGCTTCCGCACACTTGATCTTCAGCCAGCCATCACAGAACTGGATGATCTCTACAAGGGTGTTTTTCTTATAGACCGTCACGATCTCCGCACTGGTATCCGGCTTTTTGCGGATGTTCATGAGGGTCTTGAGCTTGCCATAGGCAATGGTAGCCGGAAGTTCTTCTGCGGTCGGAAACTCGGTCTCGTCCACATCAGTCTCGGCTTTCTCCTCTGCCAAATCATCCGTCTTCGGCTGTTCCTCTACATCAGGTTCTTTCTCTTCCTGCTCGTCCAGAACCGGCTGTTCCTCGCTCTCCTCTGCTCCGGTGACAGGCACAGCCTCCTCCGGGTAGATCACATTGCCGTCGTTGTCGAACACACGGCTGCCGGGATTCTCATCACACTTGGCTTTTGCGTTCGCCAACAGACGGTACGCGCCCAGCTGAGATGCTTCATCCTCCCAGTCCATGCGCACGCGATAGTAACCGGTCGTCAGTTTTGCAGGATAATTGTTCTTACTCATAGCACTTGCCTCCATAAAATGTGGGAGGGGCCGTTACACCCCTCCCGGTTGCTCACTGTTTCTTCTCTTCGCTGGTTTTACCGTTCAGTTTAGCCGCATGATTCTCATCCACAAGCTGAATGAGCATGGCTTTCAACTTCTCCGGCACAGGGAGTCCGATCACAGCACAGTTCTCCAGAATAGAAAGGCCCTCGTTAGAGATTGCCCAGAAAATCAGAGCAGTTCGGAGTGCTGCGCCCTCGCCGATGATCTGCGTATCGATCACACTGGAGATACCAACAAGGATGAAGATGCATACCTTCTTGGCGATACCCTTAAACCCGACCTCAGAAGACAGCTCATGTCGCACGGCCGCTGCAAGCACCCCAGTGAAATAATCACAGGTCACAAAAACAACCAGCGCATAAAAGAAGCCGTCAAAACCGCCGAAGAACCAGCCCAGGAATGCACCCATACCTGCAAACATCAGCTCTAACTTATCGATCACATTCTGCATGATTCTTTCCTTTCCGCCCTCTTGAGGGCATAAAAATTGGGCGGCATTGCTGCCACCCTGTGTAACTGTCTGTCTATACTAAACACCGTGGAGCAGGAGCAAGGAACACCTCTGCCCTTTCGGTGGGAATTTACGAGGAGCTATCTTCCGTCAGCCACGCGCGGATCTGACAGTAGTAACCATCTGCCCATGCCTGATAGCCTCTTGCGGAGGGATGGATGCTGTTCGTCAGCGTCCGGCTCGTTTCCGTGAAGCGGTTCGTTACAGGCTTGTCCGAATACGGGAATGCCAGACGGCGGTCAGTACGCAGACCGTGCGCAAAGCAGGTCACATTCTTATGGTACTTGCCAGCATCAAATGCTTTGATGAGTGCGAGATTGAGCGTGTTGATGCTCATATGGAAGATGCCCATGCTTGCACCGCACTGATAAGAATAATCCGAACCGGGACCACAAAGACCGATACCGATCTTGCAATTCGGGAAGCCCGTTTCCTTATCCAGCAGCGCATCGATGAACTGCTTTGCCTGATCCACGAACTTCTGTACCGCTGCTTCCGTGCGGTATAGTGTAGTGCCCTGCGATACATCATTGGTACCAAGTGCGATCAGGAAGTAGTCGATGCCCTCATAGCCGTTGGTCTCGCAATATTTCTGGAAGTCCAAACGGCCTTTGATCTTGTCCCAGAACGCATTCGTTTTGCCAGCGTAATCCGTGTCTGCCAGATACCGGGCAAATGTCCAGCTGCCGCGTCCTTCGTGTTTACCGCCTTCCGGTCCTCTCGTTCCCAGCGGATGGATCACGCAGTCATTATCCTCTGCCAGCAGACGGTACACTTCCGTTGCCACAGAACCATTGTCCACGAGAGAATCTCCACAGATGCAGATATTTTTCGTGAGCTTATCCTTCAGCTTATGGTGGACCCTGACCTGCACAGGTTTGGACGATACCGTATGGCAGTCTTCTTCATCCAAACGGCGGACGGTCAGTGCAAAATCCGTACTGTCCTTCGTCGGCGTGTAATTCATGCAATACTCGTTCCGGGTCAAGCTCGGTGCATTCGTGCCTCTGGCGAGCACATACAGATTTTCCTTGCCATCATGCCGGGAAAGACAGTCAAAGAAGATGGAAAGCTGGCGCCCTTCCATGCAGTCCCAGTGGGACGGGGTCACGATGTCATCTTCTACAGCCGGAGTAATAGCTCTCTGCACATAATCCGTGATACGCTTCGGGATAAAAGACGCCTCGTTATCTGCGAACAGATTGCCCGCTTTGTATTCCTTACCGCCCACAATGAACTTCACATCCGGGTGAATGTGCGGATTATATAGCTTGCTCTGATACCAGCTTGCAATATAGAAACCATTCGTTCCCAGCTTGCGGAACAGGCTGGTGTCGTACAGATTGATGGTTCTCGTGCCAGCGTCATAAGCAAGAATGCGCATCGGCATGCCAAATGTCGAGCTGGGTGTGTTAAACGCCATCTCTACCGGATCACCTGCCGTGATCCACTCATAGTGAAACGTATCCGGAACACCCAGACACTTGGTACTGACCTGGATCGTACCGGCATTCTGGTCAATGGTAATACCGCCGCTTGCCAGATACATGTGACGGGAATCCTTACCGGCGAGATCCGTGCGGAGCTGCTGGAAGCGGTCCTCATACTTCTTTTCGATATAGGAATCACGCCGTTCCTCATCGAACAGCTCACCAGCCTTATAAGTCGTGCCATCCAGTACAATGCTGAAAGAGGAACCCATGTGCGGATACCAGAAATGCTTTTCATACCAGGCAGCGATATAGTAGCCGTTTACTCCCAATGCATGGTACTGCGCAGTGTTGTAAAGATTGATCTGGTCCTTGGATGAGTCATAGGCAAGGATCAGCATATGATTCTTTTCCGCTTCCGTACTATCCAACATCGGCACCGGCTCCTCGCTAGCACTGATCCAGTAGTAAGCACCGTTATCAACCACCGCCAGGATACGTTTTGTGACCTGAATGGTGCGGTTGACCGTATCGATCGCAAACTGGCCCGTGGACAGGAACATCTTTGCTGAACGGTACTTGTGCTGGGTCATCGCAGTATTCGCAATTTTGGCTGGATTGCCATAATCGATCCCGTTGATGACTGTACCGCTACTCGAAGGAGCTGCATACACCACATTCCAGTCAAAAAAGACCGCAAAAACAAAGCGCCCCCTTGTGAATAGATCGCCCCAGCTATCGCCGCTCGTATTTTCCACCTTAATGACCGGAACCTCTGTCTTTTCTCCCGTCTCGTCTGCGGATACTTCCGCACCATCATAGTAGATCGCCCACCATTTTCCCACCACCGCAAAGTCAGCCGAAATACTGTTTTCCGCCACCAGTTTCGTCTGCTCGTACTGTGTACCATTTGTACGGCGGCAGACATATACACTCTTTCCCTCCGGGAATGTGACCGTCACCTTGCTGCCAGTGAGCCTGATGTCCACACTTCCGTTCATCCACTGCCATCCAGTTGCATAATTCGACAGTAATCTCAGCGGAAGCATGTTGTCATAAAGGTAAACAGAGAGCTTCGAGAACAGCTTTTCATTGGTGGTGACCGAAATAAATCGAGTGTTCGGAAGCAATGTGATCACATAGTTGTCATAAACCTTGCCGCTCTCTGCCCGGAAACAGCCGCCAAGAAATTTGCGGTCCATGTCATAGCAGACCATGTTGTTGTAGTCGTCCCGGCCGCTCATATAGCCGAACTCACCATCTACCAGAATTGCTCCGCCACTAACAGGGACCATATATGCCGCCCGCCAGCCCTCAGAGGATGCCAACCTGCCATACTGGTTTACAAAACCATTTTTGATTACCCAGTTCTTCATGATATTCTGCATGGAACGTACCCTGCCGATGGCACGGACATTCTCTCCAGCAGTACCATAGGTCTTCCCGGTGTTATCCACACGGGCATCTACCAGCTCCTGTGCATAGTTGGCATTTTTGTCCGTAGATGCCTTGACATTGGCATTGATCTGGGCTTTCAGCGTTTCTGCGGTCTTATCCATCTCGGACTTACTGGCCACAACAGCACTGTTTGCGGCATCGACCTTCTGAGTGATATCCGCCACATCCTGTGCGGTCATCTTGCGCAGGGTGGCCACATCTGCTGCAGTATTCTGGCGGTACAGAGCCATCTGCTCCGAGAACCGAGAACACATCGCCCAGTATTCCTCCTGTGACAAAAGCGTTCCGGCCGGCACAGGTTTCCGGCTGAGATAGCTGTCACCCGTTGCTTCCTCATATACAATCGTAAGAGGCTCATACTCTTTTGCTTTGTCCCAGATACCATCATGGCGAGGGACGATTCGGTTTCCGATATATTTCGACATATTTTCCCCTTTCCCGGCCGCATTAGCCGTTTGCAAACTCTACGATCAGCCGCCCATTACCATCCATGGAAAAGATGAGTTTCAGACCATCTTCGGTACTAAAGGCAAGATAACCATCATCCGTGACCGTACAGTTCAAAAGATTCTCGATGAATTTCTGGATGGTGCTGGATTCCGACTTGTCACTGAAGCCGAGTCCGTCCTCCGACACAACGGCAAAATAGCCATCGTCCGTGATATACACCTCCAGCAGACCTTTACGGATGGCTTCCACCACACCAGCGTAGGTATAAGTGGCGATCTTGCCGTTGTTGATGGCTGCCCGCTCCACCTTCAGCGTGAGGGAGAACGACCCAAGGACATCCCCTGCTGTGCTGAGCATAACAACATCCAGTGGAAAACGCCCTGCCTGTGCGGTCATGAAGGTCGTGATCGTAAAGATGACCGCCCCATTTTCAACAAACACAAGGTCGGATGCCGTCTCGCTGGTGTAATGGAATATTGTGCCGTCCGGTCTGGTACCGGAGCAGGCAACGATGCAGTCCTGCGGCACGGAATACTGTACCGAGTTGTTATACAGGACACATCTGACTTTCCGTGCCCTGTTATCATATTGTTTGACCGGGACTATCACCGGGATCAGATTCTCCGTCAGTGACAGCTCCACTTCCTGATAAATGCTTGTGATCATTACGCGCTCCCTCCTGATCGGTCTTCTTATCCTCTGTTTCTTCTTTATTCCCATTATCTTTCTCTTCGGTGTCCGGGTTCTCCGGCTCCGGCTGTTCCGGTTCCGTTGGTGTAGTCGGTTCCGTTGGCTGTTCCGGCTCATAGCCAATGGTCTGCCACTGTTCTCCATCCCAGAGCTTTAACCGAAGGTTCTTCTTATCGATCCAGAGCGTATCTGCTGCCAGGGCCTCCGGTGCGGTTTCCGATACCGGGATACTCGGCTGGTACTTTTCATCCAGTTCTTTTTCAACCTCTTCCGACAGCTTCTTCGCCACACTGTATCTCTCGTCCAACTCCTTTTGCAGATCTTCTGAGATTTCCGTAAGGGTGCCATACCGCTTATCCAGTTCCTCATACAGCTCTATGGACAGCTTTTTGGCAGTTTCGTACCGCTGATCGAGTGTTTTCTGAAGCTCGGCAGAGATAGCAGTCGCTGTTTTGTACCGCTCATCCAGTTCCTTCAGCAGCTCCTCGGAAAGCTCCGTGGCTTTCTTATAGCGGTCATCCAGTTCCTTGAGGGTCTGTTCCAGCAGGATCGCTGTCCTGACCGCCGTGTCATCCGACTCCCAGCCATAGCTCCACGTCTTACCGCCATCCGTGGATACAAACAGTCCGGCAGAGCTGTTCTTCCATGCGACCGTGGACTGTTTCAAAGTCGCCGCATTGAATGCATACCGGGTCGTGTTTTCCTTGCTGTCCGTCTCATTTTTATAATGAAGGCCAAATAGCGCAGCAAAAAGCGCACCGTCATAAATAATAGATGCTGTGATCCCACCGACCTGCTCCCCCACTGCTGTCTCCGCACGGACTGCCGTATCGTAGGCAATCGTTGCTGTATTCCGGATGCTGTTGAGCGAACCGGTCAGAGAAGAATTCCGGCTACTGACCGTGGAGTTTGAGAGCGTGATGCTGTTATAATGTTCCAGCAGCGCATCATACTCGGTCTCGGTGACTTTGGAACTGACCTCAATGCCCAGCTTTGAGATATACACATGGACCGTATCACAAAGGGAAACACGCTCTGCTTCCACAATGTCCTCATACCCCGGCGTATTCCAGAGCTGTAAAAAGTCGATCTTGATGTCGATCTCCGACTCCGTTAAGTCCGTGGTGTCGATATAGTTCTGTGCGTATTCCCGGAGTGCCGCTTCACTCGGCTTTTCCTGAAAATTACTGGTACAGTCCAGCACGGTGATCTTCTGGTAGGGGATCGACCGTTTGCTTTGCAGCACCACCTTCTCCGGCAGTTCCATGACCGCCTGGGTTTCATTATCCACCCAGTACGGATGCACACCAGTGATTGTGTTCTCGATAGATTTTTCCATCTTGAAATCCGTCAGGTTCTTACCGTAGATGATGTGGACGTTATGGTCGGCACCTCTTGCCTTATGGAACTTGACCGTGTACCGGTCCCACTCGAATTCACCGCCAAAAACATCCAGAACCGACCCGGCCATACCTCCAAGGCAGTTTCGGAAGGAGGATGGAACTCCCAGCGTAAAAGTCGCGCTGGATTCCACATCCGTCCAGACATTAAACGGACAGTCAGAAGCCGCATGGCTTTTCAGTCCCTGCATTGCCCCAACACACCCGGCCACCGAAAATGGTGATACCGTGATAAAGTTAAGCTGATAGGAAATATGCCGTGCCTGCACTTCCAGCTTCCCATCTATCGGGGTTGTGATCTTGTAGATGCGGAACGGCTGAGACTGCATGGTATCGGATGGCTTGGCAAGGATGATATTCCCCTCCTCCAGCATCTCTGCATGGATACCGTCCGCCGGGCAGATGAGCTTCAGCTCATAGCTACCGTTTCGCTTTTCCGTCACGGTACAGGACTGTGCATCTGCCAGCTTTCCAATACCGTTATGGTCAAATCTCATTTCTCTGGAATCATATAAACATGGGATCACTGGCTGCACCTCCCTCTTAAAGCGTCCACCAGCGGGGAGTCACCTCCACCGCTGTGATACCGCCTGTCCATGTGATCTGTGTCTTTCCCTCCGGCAGTTCCGGGAAATCATCCGAAAGGATTGTCTCATTGCAGAAGCCGGAAGCGTTGTAGGCATTGTGCGTCTCACAGTTGAGCAGCACATAGTCCTGAATGCTGTGGATCGTAATCTTTTGTTCTCCCACATACAGCTCACCACCGCTGTCTCCGTAAACCTTGAAGATGGGCTGTGCCGGAAAAGCAAAGGGGTTCTTTAAGGTCGACCTGCCATCCAGCCTGATCACCCTCTGCCCATCCACGCTCCACCTCTGGGGCTTACAGTTGAATGTCAGCTCCATCTCAGCGGCTTTCTGGGCGGTGATATCAAAGGCAAGGGCATCCTTGCAGACCGCCATCCGGAAAAAATCCGGATCGTAGGTATCCTGCAATTTCTGATACCCGATCGGAGATAACAGCCACGCCTTGACCGCTGCTGTCTTGGCTGGCAAACCATTGAAGAAGAAAGCCTTGTATTTGATATCCACGTTCTGATATCTGCGTCTGCCTGTCCTTGCATTCTCTGTGATAATGTCCCCGTTTCTGCCAGGCACAGAAGTACTCTCCACATCCGCTGCCGGGGAATCATATACACCCGGGCCAGACAAATATAAAAGGAAGTCCTTGCTAGACTTCCCTGCAAAGGACAGATACTGTCTGGCGTATCTTCCTTTTAACTGAAACTGTGATACTGTCTGCTTTGGGGCGTTGTAGCCCATACGCATCTCCTCCTTTACTTGAAGACCGAATCATCCTCGTGGATCATGCCGTTGATCTTATCCGCAACGGTCTGTGCGAGTTCATCATCGTTCCGGGCATTGTAGCCATTGACCGTGATATACACACCGCCGAGATTCGTTGTCCGGGTTGTACCGCCTCCGGCCAGAGCCGCCTGCGGAAAGTTCCAGCCGGAACCATCAAAATGCGGCAGGGTCAGTTCCGGCAGGCTGAAGGAGCTGATGCCCTCCATACCCTGCTGTACTTTTCCTGCCAACGACTTGATCTGGCAGATCAGTCCGTCCTCGCCTTTCTTGATGCCGCCGGACAGCAGCTTCATGAAGTCTGGCATATAGGTGTCTGCATCAGACAACGGACCCTCGTCCGGCACCGAAAAGTGCAGGAACGAGCGGATGCCCTTTGCCACACTCTTGACCGCATTGCCGACCCAGCTCACACCCTTCTTGATGCCTCCTGCAATACCGCCAACGATATCCTTGCCCCAGCTGACTGCCGAGGAAGCTACATTCTTGATACCGCCCCAGATGGACGATGCCACGTTACCGATGGCAGAAGCCGCATTGGAAATACCGTTCTTAATGGCGTTTACTCCATTCGAGAATACCGAAGTGACCTTGTTCCAGATATTCGTGACTCCTTCCCGGAATCCATCGCAGTTTTTCCAGAGAGCGGTCAGTCCAAGACCGATGCCGCCAACGGCCGCCACTGCGATACCTGCAGGGCCCGCCAGACCAGCAAGTGCTGTGCCTGCGGATGCGAGGAAACCACCTGCGGAGCTTGCTACGCCTGCAAGAGCCGTACCCGCACCTGCCGCCAGACCAGATACGGTCGTACCGACAGAACCGAGCAAACCAGAAAGTGTTGTCCCGACTGTACCGGCAATACCGCCCAGCGAAGAACCGATAGACGATACGATACCGGAAAGACTGCCGCCTAAGCCGCCGATCTTCGATACCACACCAGAGAGCAGTCCGCCCAGATTCGACAGGATTCCCCCACCGCTGGAGCCAAGGCTTCCCAGCTTCGAGATGATGCCGGAGATTCCCTCTCCCAGACCGCCCATTTTGGAGGTCAGTCCGGAGATCAGATTGCCAAAGTTCGACACGATCTGACCGCCATCTGCACTGCCGATTTTTGACAGGAAACTGCCGATGTTGGATAACAGACCACCGCCGTTCTCTGTACCGAGGACATTGCCGAGGTTCTGCATGGTATCACCAATGTTTCCGATGGTGCTCTTCATGGAACCAAGCTTGTCCACAAGCCCCGTGACCGTATTGACCGTATCGCCGACTTTGCTGATACCATTGCCCAGACTCTTTAAGAAATCCGAGTTGAAAGTATCGCCAAGGCTTCGGATCGAATTTCCAAGGGAACTGGTCTGAGAACTCAGCTCGCCAATGGAAGATTTCATGTCCGCAAAACCCTGCTTTACTTCATCACTCATGCCGCCGACTGCGGTTTTGGTGATGCCCTGCAAGTCTGTCCAGAGCTGTTGAAACTGTGTTTTCACACCGGAAAGGCCAGACATCAACTGAGTCTGGATACTACTGCCAACGCTCCGTGCAGCCGAACCGATTCCGCTCTGGTTTCTGCTGATTGTTGCAGCAAAGCCCCCGACCACCGAATCCATCCAGTCTCCCAGAGAATTCACAGGGGTCGTAAGGTTATTGCTCATTGACCCAGCCAGACCTTTCACGGCTTTAACTACAACTTTTACATTTTTCTTGATACCACTTGCCAGCAGCTTCATAAAGTCTGGCATATACTCATCGGCATCGGACAGCGGACCTTCATCTGGCACTGAGAAGTGCATGACGGAACGAATCTTATCCGCAACACCATTGATGGCACTTGTCACCTCTCCGATCTTCGACTGAATGCCAGAAACGATATTCCCGATAATATCCGCACCCCAAGAGAAAGCCTGACTTGCCAGCCCCTTGATATACGCAACTGCGCTGTTGAACCCTGCTTCAATTGCGGAACGAATGTTTCCGACCGTACTTATGATGCCACTATGCATAGCAGTGAAAGCACTGATTGCCGCATCCCTTGCGCTGTTGCTGAAAGAAGTAACCGCAGTCTTTGCCGCATTCCACCCAGCAGAAATTGTGGACTGGATCGTAGCGGTAACGGACGAAATCGTACTGCTGATGCCGGTCCAGATGGAAGAAACAGTGGACTGGATTGCAGAAAGGACCATCGAGATGACTGTCTTGATCGCATTCCATACCGTGCTCATCTGGGTCTGGATGCCAATCAGCAGCGGAGATAGGAACGATACAATGGCGTTCCACACCGTAGTCACTGCGGTCTGGATCGCAGTCAACGCGGTGGAGATCGCGGTCTGGATGGCTGTCCAAATCGTAGAGAAAGTTGTTTGCAATCCGGTCAAAATCGGCGTTATAAATGCAACGATGGCGTTCCAGATGGAAGTGATTTTCGTCTGGATTGCGGTCAATGCCGCACCGATCAGGATTTGTATTGCCTGCCAGATGGTCTCAAACAAATATTTGAACGCATCCAACAGAGGTTTCATGGTGTTATAGATGCCATTCCACACCGAAGTGATGGTCGTGCTGATGGTATTCATGACCGTAGTGATCGCGGTCGAGATCGCCGTCCACACAGTTGTCACCGTGGTATGGATCGTATTCAGCACGGAAGAAACTGCTGTAGAAATGGCAGTCCAGATGGTGCTGAAGGTCGTCTGGATACTCGTAAGGACAGTCGTAAAGAAACTCGAAACTGCTGTAAATACTGTCGTTGCCACACTCTGGATAGCGGAAACTGTGTTTGAAAAGAAGCTGCTGATTCCGCTCCACACGGTCTCGAAGAAGCTCTTGATACTGCCCCAGACCGTCTGCCAGTCTGTCCCAAACAGACCGAGGAACACATCCAGTGCGCTCTTTAGTGCGGTAAGCGTCGTGGAGAATACAGACTTCACACCTTCCCAGATGCTGGCGAAGATTTCCTTTACCGCTTCCCATGCACCGCTCCAATTGCCGGAGAACACATTGGAAAAGACATCGAACAGACCGAGCAGCGTATCCAGAACCGTACTCAATACCGTAGCCATAATCTGGAATGCTCCCTCGAACAGCGGTGCAAGCACCTGACAGAAGCCATCCCAGACGGCTTTCAGTACCTCAGTGACATCCTTAAAATCAAAGCCCAGCCCGTTGATCCGCTGTGTCAGCTGGTCGCAGAAGCCTTTCACCTTGGAAACAATGTCGTTCCAGATGCCGGTAATGGCAGTGCGGAACTCCTCGTTGGTGTTCCAGAGGTTCATGAACGCCGCCACCAGCGTACCGATGACCGCCACCACTGCTACGACCGGCCCGGACAGACCACCCAGAACCACACCCAGCT